TGAGCCTGTGCGCAACCGCGAAATAGAACACTTTTTTCTAATGTCATTCCAACTATGCACATCACGCATCAAAGAGTGTTAGATTGCGTTTATGGCAACTGCAGGACGCAAACCAAAGCCAGCAGAACAAAAACTGCGTACAGGAAATCCGGGCAAGAGGAAGATTCCAACTTTGAGTGTTGTTGAACATCTTCCTGTCAAACACATCCCTGAACCACATCGGCCTTTGATGCAAACACGCACTGGCGCACTTGGTGCAGGCGCACAACTTTGGAAGATGGTTTGGGAGTCTGGTTCGCCTTGGTTGCGTCAAGAATGTGATTTGGAGTTAGTGATGATCGTTTGTGAACAAACTGATGAGCGCACATTGTTGCGTGATCGTCTGTTTAGAAACGGTTTGGATTGGCGTGATCGTGCTGCATTGCGCATGTTAGAGAAACAAATTGCAACAAACCTTGCCCAACTTGGCTTCACCCCAACCGATAGAGCGCGCTTTGGTGATACGAGCAGCCGTGTAGATGTATTGCAGGAGTTCCGTGAGCGAGTCGCAGCGAAGCGCGTTCAAGCCTAAACAGGCTTGGAAGCCAACCTTTTATACTCCAAGAGTGAATAAACAATCAGATGGAGACTTGGTTGCGCAGTTTGCTTCTGAATGGCTCACGACGAGTAAAGGAGTTCGTGCTGGTGAACCTTTGGTGTTTACTGAATGGCAACGCTGGTTACTCAACGCACTGCTCGAGCGTCGCACTGATGGGCGTTTACGGAATCGCCGTGCGCTGATTGGGCTTCCACGCAAACAAGGCAAATCACTGCTCGGTTCTACTCTGGCACTTTATGGACTGTTTGCTGGCGAGGCCGGTGCAGAAGTTTATTCGGCCGCAGGAGATAGGCAACAGGCGCGCATCGTGTTCAATGAAGCCAAACAGCAGATCCAGAACTCTCCGATGCTGTCAGCAGAGTGCAATGTTTATCGTGATGCCATAGAGGTCAGAAGGTTTGGTGCTGTTTACCGTGTCCTCTCCTCTGACGGGAAGCTTCAGCAGGGCCTCAACCCATCAATGGTCGTGTTTGATGAACTCCATGTGCAACACAACGATGATCTTTGGGACGCCTTGACGCTTGGCTCTGGTGCTCGCCTTGACCCGATCACTATTGGCATCACTACTGCAGGCTTTGACTTAGAGACATTGTGTGGGCGGTTGTACCAATACGGTAAATCTGTCGCAGCACAGGAGATCGTAGATGACAACTTTGGCTTCTATTGGTGGGAAGCAAACAAGGATTGCGATATCAACAATGTTGCTCAATGGAATAAAGCGAACCCAAATCTAGTTCTTGGCTTGATTGATTCAGAGGACATGGAAGTGTCAGCACGGCAAACCAGCGAAATGGCGTTTAGGCGTTACCGCTTGAACCAATGGGTTCGTTCACAAGAGAGTTGGTTGCCTGTTGGCGCATGGGAAAACATGGTTGGCGACGCAACTATAAACACAGATGATGATTGCTATGTAGGGATTGACATGGCATTGAAGCACGACAGCATCGCCATCGTGATAGCGCAACCGCAAGAGAACGGCAAAGTCCATGTAGAAGCAAAGATTTGGCATCCAGACATGGAAGGCATTGACATCGCTGATGTTGAACAACATCTGCGCATGCTCCACCTCAAATATCAAGTTAGAGAGTTTGCTTATGACCCTGCGTACTTCCAACGCAGTGCAGAATCATTGATGGATGACGGCCTGCCGATGGTTGAGTTCCCACAATCATCACAACGAATGATTCCTGCGTGTGGCAACGCTTATGACATGATCGCGGCTGGAAGGCTGGTACATTCTGGTTCACCAATGTTCACAGACCAAGTCCTGTCGGCAGCCCAACGCATGACAGAGAATGGTTGGAGACTCAGTAAAGGCAAGTCAAGAAGAAAGATTGACGCGGCGATTGCAATGTGCATGGCACTTGATAGGGCTACAAGGCGTTCTATCATTACGCCAGCACCTACAGTTGCTTCGGTATGGTGATGACATGAAACAGCGAATCGTGTTTATAACGGAATTGATTGGTGGCATTGTGGCTTGCATAGGCATTGGGATGTTTAGTCCAGCAGCGTCTTTGATAACTGCAGGAGTGTTGATCGTCGTCGCATGTGAGGCGAACTCATGAGCCTGTTTCGTGGAGAGCGTCGTGCGCTCCCGACAAACATTGATATAAACCAAATTACTGCGCGACCTGCATACGCAAACTGGTCTGGCGAAGTTGTAAACGAATTGACTGCGCTTACTTCTACTGCAGTTCTTGGTTGCGTCACGCTTCTCGCTGACTCAGTAGCATCAATGCCTCTTGAGATTGGCAAGAGAGTAAACGGCCGGTGGACTCGCATTGATAATCCTCCAATATTCAACCGACCAAACGCAGAGCAATCAATGTTTGACTTTGTTCATCAAACAGTAGTTACTCTCGCTCTTTATGGGACTGCCTTTATTTGGTGCCCTCGTCAAGGTCTTTATCCTGCGGAAATGCGTAACATCAATCCAGATCAGGTCACTATTGAAATAGATCCTTTGGATAAAGCGACACGCCGATACAAAATTGGGCGTGACTACTTCAGCACAGATGATATTCAAATGATCGTTTGGATGCAGATGCCAAGCGCATTGCGCGGAGTAAGCCCGTTAGATTCATTACGCAACCTCATTGGAACAGACATAGCGATCTCGCGCTTCTTGAGTGCGTTCTATGGCGATGGTGCTACTCCAAGCAGTGTTCTAGAAACAGACCAGCAACTCACTGAGCAACAGGCACAAGTCCTGCGTGACACTTGGGTGGACACGCACTATAAACAGCGCAGACCAGCAGTTTTGACAGGCGGATTGAAGTGGAGGCCTATCCAAACAAGCGCAACAGACATGGATACCATCAACCATCGTGAACAAATCGTTCGTGAAATCGCTAGAGCGTACCGTGTCCCATCACATCTTTTAGGTGCAGTTGGAGGCAACAACGAAACCTATCAAAATGTTGAAAGTGCTGGAATCACATTCGTTAGACACACACTGCTTCCTTGGATGCGACGCCTAGAGGACACCTTCAATGAGTTGCTTCCTGCTGGACAGCAATGCCATTTCAATGCAGATGAGTTCCTCAGAGCAGATCTAGCAACTCGCGTCCGTGCGGCCGTCGGCCAAATCCAAGCAGGCATGCTCACGCCAAACGAAGCACGCGACATTGAAAACCGTGAGCCGTATGAAGGCGGAGATAGGTTTGTACTCAACCTTCCGGGCGCACCAATGGCAGGAACGCCAGATCTACCATTCCTTGGAACGGATGCAGTTCAGTGAATCCAGTGTTTACTTCAGAAACACAAAAGTTGATTCAATTAGATACAAACACAGTTGCTATCGGCACAAGAGCAAAAGTCAATTTGACTCCTCCTGAATACATGCGAGAGGCCGCTAGGCGTGGAATCAAATTGCATGAAGAAGGCAAGTCAGGGGATGGCGTAGTTGCGCAGACAGTTGAAGATGCACGCAAGATGGCATCAGGAACTGTCACTGAAGAGAAATGGAAGAAGATTGCGCCTTGGATAGCACGCCACCTGTCAGACTTAGACAATGTTGAAGAAGGTGAAGTAACTGCTGGAGTAGTTGCTCATCTGTTATGGGGAAGCAACGGAACCAAGGCCGGCGCAAAAAAGACAATGAATTATGCACAAAGCATCAGTGACCAACTGGAGAACGAAATGAATAACGCAACTGACGATAGGGCAATCATGGTTGATGATCAAATGTCAATGGTTGATGACTACAACATGCAGGACGCAGTTGAAGAAGAGATGTCTGGAGAGACAGACGACTTGGAAGTATGCCTTGAAGCCACAGTCACAATCCCTGCATCGTGGGTTGTCGCGGTAAACGGGAATAGAAACATTGCCTACTCAAATATAGAATTGCGTGCAATGCCAGAAGGAAGCACCCTTGTTGGTTATGCGGCCGTGTTTGACAGTCCATCTGAACCACTGCCTTGGACAGAGTATGTGCGTCGTGGTGCTTTCCGTAAAACGATCAACGATGGCGCAGATGTGCGTTTATTGATCGACCATGAAGGCGTTCCGCTAGCCAGAACAAAATCTGGCACTTTGACCTTAGAAGAAGATGAAATCGGATTGCGTGTAGAAGCACAACTTGATGAAGCAAACCCTGACGCTGCACGAGTTATCTCTGCGCTGAAGCGTGGAGATCTTTCACAAATGAGTTTCGCCTTCAGAACGGTAAAAGATGCATGGAGTGAAAACCGCACTATCCGTGATTTGAAGGAAGTTCAACTCTTTGATGTATCGGTAGTTACCTATCCTGCATATGAAGAAACAGTTGCAGAGTTGCGTCGTGCAAATCACACAACTCCTGATACTGTCAAGACTGCTACTCCGATGACGCTACGGAAACGGCAAATACAACTGCGTCAAATGCAAGCCGAGCAGGACTAGCCGACACTGTCACTAGACAACTCACTTGGGCGAATACACACACAAACATCACTCAAACTGGGAGAACCAAATATGTCCATGTCCGAAAAACTCATTGAGAAGCGCAGTGCGCTCATCGCAGAGGCACAGAAAATTGTTGAGGCCGCTGAGGCTGAAGCACGCGATCTGACCTCAGAAGAAGATAGTGAAATCGCTGTCTCGTTGCGTTCCGCTTCAGAACTTGATGAATCAATCAAGCACCACAAAGAACTTGAAGTCCGTGCTGCAGAAGCTTCTGAACTTCGCAAGGCCATTGGTGGCGCAGTAGTCAAGAGCGAAGTGCGCACCTACTCTTTGCAAGCAGATACATCATTTATCCGTGATGCTTATGCAGCACAGTTCAACAACGACTACATGGCGTCTGAACGCCTCGCACGCCACATGGCAGAAGAGCGCATCGAGCGTCGTGATGTAACCAGCACCAACTTTGCTGGATTAGTTGTTCCGCAATTCCTGACTGACTTGGCCGCGCCGTTTGCCCGTGCTGGTCGCGTAACTGCAGACCTCGCACGCAAGCACCAACTGCCAAACGAAGGCTTGACCATCAGCATTAGCAAAGTGACAACTGGAACCGCAGTTGCATCACAAAGCGAAGGCGCAACCGTTCAAGAAACCAACATGGATGACACGAAACTTGATATCACTGTCAAGACCTTCGCAGGTCAGCAGAATGTTTCTCGTCAGGCTCTTGAGCGCGGTACAAACATTGACTCGCTTGTGATGGCAGACCTCGTGTCCGCTTACCACACGACTTTGAATACCAATGTTGTTGCTGAACTCCTTGCATCTGCTGGACAGACGGTTACCTACACCGATGCATCGCCAACCGTTGCAGAGTTGTATCCGAAGTTGGTTGACGCAATTCAGAAGGTACAAACCACCTTCTTTGCAGGGCCAAACGTCATCATCATGCATCCTCGCCGTCTTGGAATGATCTTGGCTGCAGTAGACGATCAGAAGCGTCCTCTCGCAGTGCCAACACCTTCAAGTTCGGGTCAGCCTGCATACGCTTACGGAAGCGGAGCACCTTTGTACGGCAACAGTGGTTACAGCATCCTTGGATTGCCTGTTTTCACTGACGCAACCATCAGCATCGTTCAAGGTGCTGGCACTGATCAGGACACTATCTACATCGGCAACTCGCAAGAATTGCACTTGTGGGAACAGGGTTCTGGTGAGCCAATGATGCTTCGCTTTGAACAGCCGAAGGCCGCCGAACTTGATGTCACCATGATTGTTTATGGTTACTCGGCATTCACTGCCAACCGCTATCCCAATGCATGGGCGCAAATCAATGGAACAGGTTTGGTCACCCCGACCTTCTGATTCATGTAATGTTTGGGGAGGGCATACCTTTGAACCGTATGCCCTCCCTTTACCTTTGGAGACACGATGAACAAGAACATTCAAGCATTACTCCATGAGCGTGCTGGATACGCATCTCGCAACCTTCCTGCACGCATCAAAGCAGTTGATGACGCCTTGCGTGAACTCGGCTTTGAACACAAACTGATGACAAAAGAAACTGCAACAGCAGAACCACAAGAAGAGCGTGCCTCTATCGCGCCACCGGCCAAACGCAAAAAGGCGTAATTGTGTCAATCACCAATGGCTACTGCACATTGGCTGAAGTCAAAGCAGCATTACGCTTGACAGATTCCACTGATGACACCTTGATTGAGAACGCTATTGAAGGCGCATCAAGGCGCATAGATGGCTATTGCGGAAGATGGTTTTACAAGACTTCTTCTACTGCAGTAAAGTTGTTTGCCGTTGATATCTACGATGTTGCGGTCAGGGACATAGCCAACGCAACAGTTACTGTCAAAACAGATAACAATGGCGATGGAACATTTGAAACAACATGGACACAGAATGTTGACTACCAACTTCAGCCAACCGATGTAGTT